TGATGTGTTTATTGCAGTAACTTGATATTCGTTAAAGTCATCTACTGCGACTGTATTTGATGTGTCTGAATAGAATGAGATTAAATCACCTACATTAAATGCATAACCTGATGCATCAGCGTCATCTACCACAATAGATGTATCACCTACAGCAGATGTTGATGTGTTTACTAAGTTGTTTGAACTTAAATCTTGTTCGTATGTTGTGGATTCAGCACATATCTCTACTTTGATTCCATTTGCCCATGTTCCTGCTGTTCTAGCAGCCCACTCTCCATGAGAACCTTGTCCTGTTGAGAAACTTGCTAAATAATGGTCGTCATCTCTAATTAATATGCCAGAGTTTGCTCCAGCATTTACTATTGCACTTTCTGCTCTAACGACCTTTAATGAATTCGTATATCTTAAAAAATTTGCGGCACTAAAAAATGTTTCAAATTGATTACCTGTAGTTACGGGTTTTCCAAATATTTCTACTAGTTCTTCTTCACTTGATATATTTACGACAGAAGAAACAGGACCTTTTTGAAAAGCTCCAGCAATCGCACCAATAGATGTAGCAACTGCAGGTACTACATTGGTTAAATCTACTTCATTTACTTGAACGCCTGGTGAGACTAAAAACCCCATGACATTTTCTCCTAATTAATAATTATTAATTCTTTTACAGATATTTATAATAAACTGTTTCTCTAAAACTGTGTTTTATATGTTACTAAACATATAAATAATATGATGCCAAGTAATCATTATAAAAAGTATAAAAATACTATTAAAGAAGTAACTAAAAGAAATTATCGTAAAAGAGTATCTTCTTTAAGTGAATATTTAGAAAATACTAAGTGTGTGCATTGTGGTGAAAATGAAATAGCTTGTTTAAGATTTTATCCTCACGATAAAGAGATTCGTAAAACAATTAAAAGAGTTGGTATGAATGATAAAAGTCGTAGAAGTGTTAAAAGACTTATTGATTCTTCAAAAATAATATGTTCTAATTGCATGATTAAAATAGAGAATGACTTATTAGACCCAACCTTCCTGTAATAAATTTGTAACAATATTATTAAATTCTTATAAATAGTTGTAACAGAGAGGCAAAAAATGGAACAATGGTTACTAATAGCAATATTACAATTTGCAAATGGGGCTGAAGGTCCTACTTTACCTATTGAAATATACCCTAATTATCAATCTTGTATGAGAATGGCAGAAAATGGTGAGAATATAGTAAGAAGAATATCTGGTGAATGGGAAGCATACATGAATGAAAGTGGTGATATCAGACCGCTTTCTGGTGTTTTTTTAACCTGTGTTGAAGATACATCTTTAGATGGTGCATAATTACCAATCGCTATTGTGGTCTCTAATTTTTACTACAGGTTCTGACCAACCATACTCATCAATATCTTGTTGTTCATTTGGGTCTTCTAATCCATTATCTACGAATCCAAATGGAGCCATGTCTTGTTCTAGTTGGTCTTGTTGTTCTTTATACATTCTATCTCGAATATCATTATCAGTTAATTCTTTAAAATATTGTTGGTCTACTGCCCATGCAAATAAAAATAAACAAGCAACTAAGTCATCATTACAACCATCATCTGCAGCCCAAGAAGAACCTTTAACTATAAATGTTGATAACTCATTCATCATGTCATAATCTGGTATTAGTAATTTATCAGATTCAATTAATTGTTTTAAATTAGAACATCCTATTCTTTTTACAGCCTTAGTTGTTCTAACTCCTAACTGTGCCTTTCCACCAGAGAATCCTGCTCCTAGTATCTGACCAGAACGACCACGCATAGATGCCATAACTAAATTTTCATATTCTAAATCAAACTGTAATGAGTTTGCAACTTGTTCTCCAATATCATTTACTTCTACTAATACAAAACATTCATTATATGCTTTTGCAACTTCATATATTTTGTGTGGAAACATTAGAGGTTTAATCTCATTGTTTCTATATTTTGCAACTATCTTATAAGGCATCGTTGTTACATCAAAAACTACAAATGCTGAATAATCTTGTGAACTTCCTCTAGATACATCGGCAGTAAGGAAATATGTTTTCTTTTCATCTGGTCTTTCAAAGATATCTAAGTCTGCATGTGATTGTATTGGGTCTACATAAGGCATTTGTTTTAGTTTGTGTGGGGCGATGAGTGTATCAATAGAACCTAAGAATTCACATTCAAACTCTGAATTAAATTGTGACTGTGAAGTATTTCGTATTGTTTCTTCTTTCCATACATCATCTCTACCTGGTACCTCTGACCAATGAACCTCTATTGGAACATAATCATTTTTACCAGTTTCAGCATCAGTCCATAACTTATAGAACATATTCATACCATGTGGTGTAGATACTATCATCACTTTAGTAGTTTTACCAGATGATATTGTAGGATATACAGAACTAAAAAATTCTTCTGATACTGTTGATGGTACATATGCAAACTCATCAAGAAATATGATGTTATAAGAACCACCACGAATCGCACTTGCTGATGTAGAAGCCGCAAGTATACTAGAACCATTTTCTAAATCTAAACTTCCTTTATTCCATGAGATTACACCTTGTTGTAACCATTTAGGTAGATGTTCATATCCTAATTGTAATCTTCCTAGAATATCTCTTGCAGTAGATGATTTGTTTGCAAGTATGGCAACATTTACATTTGGATTAAACAAAACATAATGCAAGAGATAAGCAATAATAATTGTTGATTTACCTGACTGTCTAGGAAGTTTACAAATTGTAAAACGATTCTTATGAAATGTTTTGACCATCTTTTTTTGAAACTTGTACATGTTCATAGGCACAAGACCTTCATCTAGAGAAACTATCTTCATATAGTTTTCTATAAAGTAGATAGGGTCACCCATACATTTTTGATATTCCTCTATCTGTTCTTTTGTAAACTCTACAGAAACATTGGCTCTTTTTAAATTTGGATTACCAAGATATTGGTTTTGGTCTGTCACTTTAATTACCTATTTTCTTTTTTAATTCTTTTATTCGTTTTCTAAGTTTAGTTAATACTTCTAAATCACTAGGAAATGGTGAATCAAAAGCAGGTCTTAAACTAATAGGAACATCATCCATTCTATAAACTGTTCCGCCTGTATTGATTCCATATGTACTTGTCTGTATTGATACATGAGCAGCTTCACTTGTTGGTGTCTGTTTTGTATCTATAGATATAAGTTTACATTTATCACTTGTAATGTGTTCTATTGCTGGTTTTGGAAAGTTTGCAACAGGGTCACTGGCAATAATTACTGCAGCATCTGCCTCTCCTCTTGTAAGAGTATCAACTGTTGTAAACTCGCCTGGGTTAAATCTAGGATATCCTCTACTAAAATTAACACCAAAAGGATAACCTGTTTGCCATGCAACTACATTATCTGCTCCTGTAACATTTCCATGACCTCTTGCAGGTTTTGCAACAAAATGAGTAAACTCATTTAAGTCTGTTGCAAGTGCCATCAATGCACCAGAATTAAAATGTCTTCCTCTAGTCATAGTCAATCCCATGCCAAAAAAGATAACACCATAGTTACAGTTTTTCATTCTTTGAAATAAATCTTCAACTACTTCTTTTTCAATACCACAAATATCTTTACAGTCATTAGGTACTTCTACTCCTTTACAGGCAGCTCTTAATATCCACAGTAACTCAAAATCTTTACCTGGTTTAACTTGTAAAAACTGATTAGCAACACCAGCAGTTTTTGTATGTCTTACATCTACAATAACAACATGTCTATCTTCTTTTCCATTTGGTGTGAACATACCTTTTGGTGTAACTGCATATCTAGCAAAATGTCTAGGATGAGCTTCTGCTGGATTACCACCCCAATACATTACAAAGTCTGCTCTATTTTTTACTTCACCCAAAGTCATACTTGGTTCACCGACACCTTGAAATGCCATACCAGATGGGCCATGACATACAGATGTTGTTGTATCAATCGTACCACCGACATCATCCATGATTGGAGCACATTGTCTTTGTGCCTCACATATGGTATCACTCATACCATATAGTATAGGAAACTTTGCCTCTAGTAATATTTTAGCTGTCTCATCTATTGCCTCATCAAGAGAAACTTCTTTACCACCTATTCTTGCAATAGGTTTATCCTCTATAGTATGATTTAAAAACCAAGATTTTCCTAACACACAAGCATCTTTAGCTTTTGTTACTATATTTTTATCTACATCTACTGTTAAAGTTATATCATCACAAACACAACCACAAAAAGTACATGTCGCATTTTCTACAATTTTTTCGTTTATTGTTTCCATTATATTTTTTTATTGATATATTTAACTAAAGCGTATATCACTAAACCTAATATGATATACATGATACCATCAAACCATGAAATATTATTTAATAAATCTGCTGTTATAAATCTTAAATCCATTATTTTTTCTTATCTCCCTTCAATAGTTTTTGTAACTCAGCAGTAGAACCCACATACAATGCATTCGTAACATTTTTTGGTGCATTGTTTGGAACTTCTTTTAATCGTTTCATAGCAGATTGTAACTTTCCAAGTTTTTCTGTTACATCTGCAACTTGTGATATGAGATTACCAGCCACTTCAAATGCTCTAGGATGGTCAGACTGTTGTGCAACTTCTAATATACCATCAATGGCATCTTGACCTCTTTCTATTAAATTATAAAAGTTTTCTCTCTGATACTTGTAATCAGCATCAACATCTTCAAGAGTTTCATCTTTTTTGATAGTGAGAGTGTCTGGTTTTTTTTCAACAAGCTCAGTCGTTGATTCTGCAACATCTAGAACTTCATCTAGAATGTCTTTTGTTTTATTACTCATAACTATTTCACCTTTCTAGCTTTAACATTAACATTTTTTAAACTGTCTATAGACTTATCAGTTAATATATCAGCAACTAAATTTTCATCTGGTCCTTTTAGTATAAATTTTCTAGTGTTACCACCTTTTGTTATTATCTCTGGTGCATTTCTTTTTGTATTTTTATATGTATCATAATATCTTTGAGCAACACCATGAGCCTTACCTGTTCTATCAGTAATCTCTATGTCTTCTACAATACTTTTTACTTCGTAAGGTTTTAAATGTTTAGATAATACTTTTACAATTACATCTTTCATTTCTTTATTTCTAGATATAAAACCTTTCATCTCTTTTGATAACTGTTTATGATTTCTATTTCTCATTAGTCCAGCTAAATAAGAAAATTGTCTACCATGTGTAAAATCATCACTTTTACTTTTAAAATCATCTGAAACTTTACTTAAAGCTTTACCGCTCATTTCTAGAAATAATTTTTTAAAAGTTTTCATTAGTCTTGGTTCAGTTTATCTGTACCATCCTCTGGGTCAAAGTTTTTTGCATCTTCAAAGAAAGATGTGGTTTCATTAAATCCAAAATCATCATCTGCATCAGCTGATGTAGGTTTTGGTGTAACTGTGTATCTTTGTTCTCTTTTTGGAGCTGCACTTGGTAAGTCTGTGTATTGGTCAACCTGTACAGTCTTAATAACTTTACTAGATGTAACAGGTCCATATAGATAAAACTTAGTAGTGAATGCTAATGTATAAAT